ATGACCCGGAAACGCAAACGTCGCAGCAGTGTCGTGGAAATCGGCAACGGTCCCGCGAGAATCAAGATCTACACGATGAACCGTCGGGATGGTTATCCCGAGTTCACGCTTTCATGGAAGGAGGCTGGCAGGCGCAAGACCCGCAGCTTCTCAGCCATGGAAGAAGCTCGGATGATCGCCCAGCAGATCAGCGTCCGATTGACCAACGGCTGGACGGCCGCAGATGAGGCGACCCGCCGCGACATCGACCTGCTTCGCCACTGCGAGCAAGTGGCACGGGAACATGGAGTCGGTCTTTCCGCCGCGATGGACGAATGGGCCAGCGCACGGAAAGCCGCAGGTGAAATCCCGCTCTCCGATGCCGTCCGGTTCTACCAGGCGAACCGGGCTGACTTGTTCGCCGTCCGGACAAACGTCCAGGTGGCGGCCGAGTTCGTCGTGTCACTGAAACGGAAGGGCGTGAGTGACATCTACGTCAGGAACGCGACGAGCAGCCTCAAGCGGTTCACCGATGCCATGCCGGGAAATATCGCAGATGTCAGCGTGGCCGACATCAATCGTTTCCTCGACGGTCTGAAGACGCTTGGGCCGGTCAGCAAGAACGGCATTCGGCGCAACCTCGTTACGATGTTTGGATTCGCCAAGAAACAGGGATACCTCCATCCCGACCGGAAAACTTCTGCGGAACAGAGCGATTCGTTCAAGGAGCCTGAGAAGGAGATCGAGATTTTCACGCCAGACGAAATGCGTGACATCCTGCTCGCCGCCCACGCCCGCATCCTGCCGCTCATCGCCATCGGCGGATTTTGCGGAATCCGGTCAGCCGAGGTCGAACGCCTCACCTGGCAGGACATCAAGTGGGATCGGGGGCACATCGAGATCGCCGGCCACAAGGCGAAGACGGCGGCGCGGCGACTCGTCCCCCTCCCCGAGAATCTCAAGGCGTGGCTTGCGCCATGGCGTGACGAAACCGGCCCGATCCTCACGATCAGCGATGTGTCGGGTGCCTTGGGTGATACCGCCGTGAAGGCGAAAATCCCCGGCGGATGGCGTCAGAATGCCCTCAGACACTCGTTCATCAGCTATCGCGTGTCCATGACAGGCGACGTAGCTCGAACCTCTCTGGAGGCTGGCAACTCCCCTAAAATGATCTTCCGCCACTACCGGGAGATCGTGGATGAGGAGGCCGCCCGAACGTGGTTCGGGATCACCCCGCCGGACGGCTGGATGCCGACGGGACTCAAGCACAGCCTGCGAGAGCGGATGCGTCGCTTGCTGGCACAAGATGGGACACCGCATGTTGACAACGAAGCCGATGCCGCATGAACACTGTCATTCACTCCAACAACGATCCGGCGACGAACAACGAACCGATTCTGATCAAAAAGAAGGAACTCGCCAAGCGTCTATCAGTCAGCCCCCACACGATTGACGCTTGGGTTCAGCGTCGCGAAATACCCTGCATCAAAGTAACTCCACGACTCTATCTCTACGAAGTCGAGGCAGTCATGGCAGCCATCCGCAAGAAATACAAGATCGACGCAGCGTAATGCCTGAACACAAAAAACCCCGGACGGTGAAAGCCATCCGGGGTTTTTCATTGGTTCACTTTCGCTTTAGTTTTCGAGCCATGCTGACGAGCGACATGATACCGACAGCCAGACCCACAAGTAGGGATGCCACGCGCAGAGTCCATTCGACTTGCTCTTGAAGAGATGTGACGACACCCATCACCGGGGAGGCAATTCCGACGATAGCTTTGCTGAGGTAGTCGAAGTCGATAGACTGGCGCATGGATCACGGGTTCTGTTTGAGTTCTGACTTGGTATCACGAACGAGATACTTTTCGGCCCAAGTGGTGTAGGTGGCGGTGAGGCGCTGGTAGGTTTCAGAATCACCCGCCTTTTCCGCAGCTTCGATTTGCGAGAGCATGGTTTGCATCATTTCGCCGTGCGGTGGGTTCCAGCGGGCGAGTATCTTCACACGGAATGAACTCAGCGGACGCAACGCTTCAACCTTGGCTGGCCTCCAAACTTCGCCCTTCGCGATAATCTCCCGAAACGACGGTTGCTTGGTTTTCTCCAGCTTGCTTGGTTCGACTGGTGAGCCGAAATAACCGAACTCAGGGTCGAGGGCGGCGAAGTAGGATTTCCGCAGATCCTCCTGGTTGAGCGGCTTGAGCTGCTTTATCGCCGCAGGTGTGATAGGCGTCAAGGTGACCAGCGGTCGCTTTGGAACTGGCACTGGCTTGGTGATGCTCTCGGCATACGCGTTCAGCGTCCGATCCACCTTCACTTCGGGAAGGACCGGCGCGAGGATGACCTCCTGCGCCCAAACAACGGAGCACAAGAGGACCAGCGCAATCAGGGTGCGGGGGAGTTTCATGGTTGCGGGTTTTTGAGAGATTCAGCCCATGCGTTGTAGGCGGTGACGCCTTTCACAAACATCACGGTGCCCATTCCGGCCTTGGCTTCGTTTTCGCTGATGGTGCGACGCTCGATGGAATTGGCGAGACGGTTGCCGTTGATGGAGGTTTGGGTGTAGTCGGCCAGCGTCACTTCGAGTCCGAGGTCGTTGGTGGCAGCGACCAGCCCCTCAAACAACGGGGCACTCAGAGCGCCAATGATCGGGGCCATGGCAGCGTCAAATTCCGGCCCATCGGTGTCCTGATTCGCGGCCCGACTTTTTTCGACCATCGCATTGGTGAAGGTGAGCAACAGGTTGTCGCGGATCATGGTGTAACTGGCAGCGGTATTGTTACCAGCAACCAGCACCAACCAGTCGTTAGGGGTGACCCGCTTGGCCCAGGTGCTGATGTTCATGGTGCCGACGAGGATCGCGCCGTATTTGACCTCGTAGTATTCAAACGTCTGTGGGTCGAGCAGCTTGAGAATATCGCGCATGCGCGGTTGGAGCTTGGGCACGACGTAGGGACCGATTTGCTTGACGAGCTTGAGGTCTTCCGCGTCGAACGTCTGCTTGGCGACGAGGTAGTCAGCGAGGTCGTTCTTCGCCTTGTTAGTGCCGGATGCCCACGGGTAATCGAAGCGTTTCCCTGTGAGATAAACGGCAGCCATTTCCTCGCTTTCGGGAAGCGTGCTGGCCAAGAGACGGGCGTGCCAGCCTTCGCCGAGGATGTTGGTCCATTGCGCTTCGTAATCCGCCAGTGCCTTTTGGGCATTGCTGACGGATTGCTCGCGTTTCAGGTGTTCCGCCATGACCGGCATGTTTCCGGGCAATACGGCGTGAGCAGTGGTAATGAGGGCGGCTGCGATGAGCAGGATGTGTGTCGTATGTTTCATTTGGTTTGGTTGGTGGTGAGGGTTCGGTGTCAAGGAGCGGGCAGTGTGATGCGGGACTTGCGCCATTCGTGCGGGTGCAGCGCGTTCCACACGTCCGAGCCGTTCGGGTGCTGCGGTTTTCCAGCGGGCGACTCGACTTGATAGATCCAGACGAGCTTGTCGTGGTTCTGCTGCATCCATTCGATGGCCCCAAGGTTGCCCCGGCTCGGTTGGAAAAGGACGGTGTATCCCGGTGTGCCGCCTGGTTGCAGTTGGGAGGCGAGCGAGGATGCGTCACTCCACTTCTGCCGCTTGAACTCCGTGTTGTCGCCTGGAGTGGCGGATTGGTTGGCGATGAACACCCACGCATCCGGGTCCCCAGAACCTTGGCCCCACTGAGCGTCGGCGGGACTGCCGGTGGTGCAGAATCGATAGACGAAGTATTCCTTTTGGACGGAGAAGTATCCGGGTGGTGGTGGAGCGCCACCAGGTCCGCCTTCGGAAATCACAGGGAAAATCGATTCGCTCGGGATGTCCCATGGAGCGATGGAGGTGTCATTGCTGGCGAGGATGGTGAACTCCGAGAAACGGATCTCCCAGCGGTTGTTAGCGATATTCCATGTGGCTTCATGCGTGGTTCCGAGTGCGCGATACACCTTGCGTCCCGCAACGGTCGCTCCGGTCGGGATGAAATTGCGAACGAAGGCTTCACCTGTTTTGAGTAGGAATCCCGGCTCGAAATTGGTGAGGCTGGCGCGGACTTGGACTTCCACGAAACCGTCTGGCACGCGGATTTCAAAAACAGGAAAGCCGTCCTTGGTCGTGACGTTAGGGGCGTTGATGTCGTCACCGGGAGTGAGGACAATCGAGTCGCGGTTGAGATCGCCCAGGCGCTCCCCACCTACGACGAACGGAATCGCCGCGATGAGGGCCAGCGTGAGAATGATGGTGCGCGGCTTCATCAGATGACGTTTTTGGATTTGAGGGTGGAAAGCAGGGTCGCGAACGCGTCCATGAGCTGGTCGATGGTCGCGGTGTTGGCATCGAAGGATTTAAGGGTGTCGCGCAGTGTGACGGTGAATCCCTCGTCAGACTTGAGAACGATGGTTCCGGATGCCGGATAGGGTGGGTCGGTATCGGTGGGCACACCTTCGTCGCCCCGGTTCACGTCGTTTTCGACGACCACAAGAAAGGTGCGCGTGCTGGTCGGTTCACCCCCGCCTTCGCGCCATGTGATCTCTCCCATGAGTGTGACTTCGGGAAGCTCCTCGGCCGTGGGCGATCCGATGTTGAGAGCCGAGTTGAGTTGCAGCGTATTGAAACTGATAGAGCATCCGTAGGCGGGTGTGTCGTCGCCCTCCGATGGCATCGACCAGTCCGCGCTGTGGGCGAGATAGGATCGGTCGAACTGGTTGCGCGGCTTGATGCCGATCTGGATCTCCAGAGTGCCCGGATCGCCAATCGTGGCGGGTGTGACACCGTTTTCGAGAAACACCACCTGGAGGCGGGCGGCATCGCCACGCTTGAAACGCAGGGTGTTGACCGCGCTCCGCTGGCCCGGTCCCTGGATAAGTTGTAGCGTCTCAAGATCGACGTGGAGCTTCACGCCCATGCTGGCCTGTCAACCGCATCACTTGGTCGGCCATTTGCGCAGCGGGCAAGTCTGTGATCTGAAACGCGCCTTGGCATCGACAAAGCATCCGCAGCGGGCGCATGTCCGGTTGGAACGAAGCTGGTCGCACGAAGCGCACGCCGCCAACCGTGCCGCCACTTGTTGTGCGGTCAGAGTCGGTTGCCCCTGCACCATCGCCTTGGTTTCCGAGCCAATCGCCTTGGCCAAGCTGCCAGCCCTCTTGAGCAATCCCGGTGGTGCTGGCCGACTGGCCTTGGTATGCTCCGACCTTCTCGTCGTTACTCCACTCCGCCAGGATGATGCGCGTGCTGCGATCTGGTCGCTATCATGTGTCGCGAGGGCGACTTGAATGATCGGCAAGGCAGCGTTGAGTTCCTTGATGAAGTCATGTCCCGCCTGCGACATCATGCCGTTGGACAGAAACATTCCTTCGCGATGCACCGCGTTGAATGCCCGATGTGATTTCACCGGCATGACTGATTTCAGCAAAACGCGAAATTGCGGGTCTTCCTGAAACGCCTGCAAACAGGCTGGAATGAGGTCTTTCTTGTCCATTATCCGAAGCAGCTTGGGTAGTAGGTTCCATTCGTGGCGGTGAATGATTGACGGAATGAATCGCTGCAATCGCCCGCAGTCTCGCAGTAGCCGTCGCAACAGCCGTTATCGATCCCGTTGCAGTTCGCGCCCTCGTCGGTGTCATACGGGATGCAGTTTCCGGCCGAGGCGCAGGTGACGCATGAACCGTCGTCGTCGGTGATTTCCGGGTCATAGTTGGCGGCGTATGGATTCGTGCATCCGCTACCGCACATTTTTGGAAAATTGAACTCGTGCTGGTCGTTAGACTGAATCTTCCTGATCGGAAGATAGGCATTGGCGCGGATCAAGACGGACTTGCCCAAGTCCTGCTGGACGGCGACGGAGTAATCGACAGTAGTTCCCGGCGTCCATGAAGGCGCGTCGATCTTCTTGCCGTGGACATAAACTGAAATCCAATACAGCCCGTTGGCATAGGCTGTCGGAGCCGCGCCAAGCCGAACCCGGAAGCCGAGTTGAATCTGAAACGGTGGTGCGGTGCCGTCTAGGAAGCACTGAGGCGTCCACGTCACGTTCTCGATGGTGATCTGGGCCGGGTCACGATTCGGCGGTGGCCTTGGCGGTCGAGGACCACCACCCCCGCCACCGCCGCCTCCACCTCCCCCACCATCAGGCTGACACTCAAAGGTCGGGCACCCACACTGGTCCATTCCAGTGGCAACGGCGACGGTCCCCGGAGGGCAGGCTGGACCGGGTTTGCACGGCGGGCAGTCGGGGCCGCATACGGTGACGACACAGCCATTGGCATCGACGAATTGGCCGACAGGTATCTGACCGGGTGGGCAGGGAATCGGATCACCGCAAAACGTCGGCTGGCACTCGAAGGTTGGGCAGCCATTGGCATCCACTCCGGTTTGCACGAGTTTGAAATTCGGCCCGCAGTCGGGCGGATCGGCGCAGGGCACGTCATCCGGCCTGCATCCCCAAATCGCGCACCCGGCATTGTCATAGCCCGTGACGATGCTGGTGAATCCAAGTGGGCACGCAATCGGGTCGCCACAAAAGATCGGTTGGCAGACGTAGATGGGGCAGCCGTTAGCATCCACTCCGTCGGTAGCGGGTTTGGCGTCCGGTCCACAATTCGGCGGCGGTGGACATGGCGGTTTGTCGGGCTTGCACTCGAAGATGGAGCAACCTTGGTCGTCTGTGCCGACGATAAACGAAATTTGACCGGGAGGACAGTTTGGGGGATCGGCGCAGAACGTGGGTTGGCAAACGTATGTTAGACACCCCCTCGCATCACGACCACCGATGGCGAGTTTCGTGTTTGGGCCGCAAACTGGCGGATCACCGCACGGCTGACGGTCATCCGGGGCGCAATTCCAAATCGCGCATCCAAGATCATTGTAACCGCCGATGCGCAGAGTCGTTCCGGGAGGACACAAGGGAGGATCCGCACAAAACTTGGGCTGGCAGAGATAGATCCGGCAACCGCATGAATCATATCCTCCTGTCACTAGCTTGAAGTTCGGGCCGCAGTAGGGCGGTGGCTGGCACAGTCCGCCACAATTGGGAGGAGGATCGTCAATGACTGGTGGCACGTCGGGACATCCTGTGCCGCCCGCACCAGGAACAGTGGGGTCGGTGTAAGGTTCGTCATCAACCGCGCCGGGATACCAGAATTTCCCCTGTTGGTCGGGGGCTGGACTTGCGGAGCAACCCGGAGCATAGACCGTCCAGTCGTCGGCATAGAACTCATCGACGCCGAAGTCAGTGTTGCGCACCACGCGGCTGACGTTGCCGACAATGAAGTCGTCGCCCCGGTTCAGATACGTCACATGAAACAGGCTGCTGTGATGAACGATCCAGCGCAGCGAAGATGCCTTGTTGAATGGGTTGGTGATTTCGTTGGACCAGCCCGCACGCCGCACGGCCCATCCACGGCAGGCATACTCGGCGGCCAACGGCCAGATCATGCCGTGACCGATGCTCATGGTGAAACCTTTCGGATAGAGTCGTAGAGCGGGACGACCGGGCACGCGCCATACTTCGAGTTCGGGTTGCGCGGATCGACCACGGGCGAGACATCAATAGGCCGGGGATACCGCTTCTTGCCTTGTTGGTAGAGGTCGGCACCCGTGACATTCACTCCGTCGAAACAACTGGGTGAAAGCACGGTCCAGTCTTCGGCATAGAAATCCTCGACCACGAAATCCGTGTTTCGAATGACGCGTGTGGCCTTGGTTCCGGTGACGGGAGCGCGGTAGAGCAGCCAGAACAATGCGTTCTGATAGACGACCCACCGCAAGGCGCGTCCCGTGTCGCCAAACAGTTCAAGGTCATCCCATCCGGCACGACGGACGGCCCACCCGCGACGGGCGTATTCGGCGGCCAAAGGCCAGATCATGCCGGTGCCGTAGGTCATGGGTTCGGAACGAGGTCGCGGTCGATGGCGAGGCGGAAGGTCTTGGACGAACGGATGACCTCGTCGGACAACGCGCCCGGTTCAAGGTAGTCAACGCGCCACTCGATTTCGGCGATAGCGTCGAAGGTTGTCTGATAGTCGGCCTGGTAGTTTGCCAGTGCGTTGAGAAGATCCGGGGTGTCGAGATCGAGGAGGATGCGGTAGCGCGGGCGGTCGCTGGTGCCGATGATTTCCAACCCGCCGTTGCTCTGAACCAGCACGGTTTCGCCGTCGAACTCGCGGATGTTCATGACGATGGACGCCATCGCCATCGTTTGCAGCTCCTCACCCTTGAGGAAACCGATGTCGAGAAACACCTTGTCGCCGTATTTGAGGAACATGACGGCCTGACTGGCTTGCGACGATGAAGGCGTGATTCCTGGAACCGATACCGCACCGGATCGCAGGTCGATGTTCACCTCGATGCCGATGCCATCGTTGAAGTTGGTGTCTTCGATGCCCATGGCCACTTCCAGCGGGGTCGATGGACCGGTCGCATTGCTGGCGATGACCTTCACGAGATAGACCCCTGCGGAAATTGCCGCTCCACTCACGAGGCCAGACGAATTGATCGACATGCCAGACGGCAGACCATCAGCGGTCCACGATGTCGGCGAGTTGGTCGCCTGCATCTGATACTCGAAATACTGCCCCTTGCGGTAGCCAAGGACGGAGGTGGTGTTGGAAATGACGGGGATTGCCATGATTATTGGATGGTTGCTTTGCCGAGACTTTCGGGTTCTTCGCCTGTGAGAGTCGCTTTCAGCCCGTTGAACGCGACGAGTCCTCGTGGGTCGGTCTGGTGATCGTCGGTGTCGAATCGGACAAGCCGCCCCCGGACGATGAAGTTTGCGGTGGTCATCGTGGTTGGCGTGGCTTCCGTGGCTCCGTAGATCACGCGATCCACGACGCATGTATCGACCGTATCGACAATCTTGCGAACGACGCGCAGGCCGAAGCCGTGTGAGGAAGGAATGCTCGTGAGCATGAAGCTGTGATCGAGCGACGAAGGCAGGAACGTGACATCCGCGATGTTGCTCGGGCTAGGCGGATTGCCCGACGGCAGGCCGATGTCGATGGCCACACCCCAATGCACCAGGGTGTTCGAGTTGAACACGGCTGCGACGAATGAGAAGTCGAGCGAAAGCCGTTTGCCGATCCGCAGTTGCTTGCCGTTGACGTGAATGCGGAACAGCTCGCGGGAAAAGTCCGTCGGATAAAATACCTGCTCGCCCGCGATGATCTGTTCCACCTGGTAAAATCCGCGTCCGTCCCATGCGAAGAATCCCGGGGCGCTTAGTTTGGTCGAACGGCGGCCGAGATAGCCCGGGATCACCAGTGGCGCGGCGGTCTCGGTGTATTCATAGATCACGCCGGTTTGCGGAACTGTCGGCAGAGCTGAAACCGTGGTGAATGCCAATGGATCGACATGCACGGCTGGCAGCAGGCCACCGACACGCGGCAGGTTGGCGGGTTTGATGGAAGGCACGTCCTTTGCGTCGATTTTCTGTCGGGTGGGAAACACCTCGAAGAGTTCCGGCAGTTCCCATGCGGCGATGACGGTTTGCTGGGTGTTGCTGACACTCGGCAACGAGGTCGGGATGAAGGTCTCCAGTTCTTCGACGCGTTCGCCCAAGTCATCGAGGATCAGTTGCAGCCCCTCGATTTGGGCGATGGTGTGGCCGTGCATTTGGAATACGGACACCGGGCCTGCGGTGGAAATGGTGACGACATAGCCGTTCAGCGGGGGCGCTTCCGCGAAAGTGATGCTGAGATCATCCTCGCCATCCAAGGTGACCGACAGCGGCTCCACAATGGCGCGACTGCCGCCATTCTGTCGCACGGTGACATGCAGGTCGCGGGTGCCAAGGTTGTGACTGATGGTGAAGTCCGAGTTCACGCCATCACCGACGGGCGCGACGTAGTGCTGCGAGCCGGTGATGATCTGGTCGGGCGTGAACGGCACATACGTCCTGCCATAGGGCGGCCGTAACCAGTCGATGTTGGCGGCGGTTTCGAGCCCCTCCCAGTTGAGTTCGCGAATCAGCGAGATCGGAGCGCGGAACGGCGTGAGCGTGTAGGTTTTGTCAGGATCGTTCTCATCTTTAATTGCGACTTCAATTTCCAAGTCGGGCTTTAATTCGGCGGCACCGCGAAGCGCGGCGGCAATTTCGGCGGTGTTGAGATCGAGGATGACGGTCGGATCACCGGGCGGCGCGGAAAACACCGCGACCTCGATCAACTCTTGGTCAATGCCGGCCATCTCGCCGTTGAAGGTGATGTGGGCGATGTTGGTCGCCGGGTTGCTGACGGAGAATGATCCTCCGTCGTCAGCCAGCACAGTGAGCGCGTCTTGAATTTCCTCGGGGCCGTCATCCACGGACAATTCGCGGGTCTTCTTGAACCCACGGCGCAACTGATAGGTGCCCTTGAAGGTCGGCTGGATTTTGAGTGCCTGGATTTCGGGCCAGAGCGTGGTGGCCGATGCTCCGCCTGCCTGCACCTCGCTCACGGTGGGTGCGGGCGGCACGATCAATTCAAAGCTCGCAGTCGATGCGAGTGGTGCCTGCACGAGCCGGACCTCGTGGCGATATTGTCCGACCACCTGCGTCGAGCGAACGCGCACGAAAGAGACGGGCCGCAATTCGGAAAGCAGTCCCCCGGCAGAGTGTCCGGACAGCGCGATTTCCTGCAGTCCGGTGGAAATGATCCACGAGCCATCCTGTTTGCCGACCACCGCGTCATCCAATCCGATGGCGGCGAGAGCGGTTTGCACAGCGCCTGCCGTGGCGTCGTGAGGGATCGGTGCGGTGTCTTGACCGTCCACTCGCAGCACAAAGAAGCCAGATGTCGGGCGAGCATCGACAAATCCGATGGAAGCGCGGATGTGTGTCACAATCCTCTGGACTTCGATGGGTGAACCTTCGAGCGATTCAGCGAAGCGTAGTCCGATGCGCACCTTGTCACCCTGGACGAAGGCCGGGAATGAAATCGCGCTGCCGCCAAGCGTCGTGGTCAGCCTGCGAGTGGTGAGATTGGCGTAAACGGTGGCCTGCATGGGGATGTCCTGCCCCTGCCTCCCGCGTCAACCCACAGGTATATCAACTTCCGTAATCCGGCGTTATTGCTAAGATCTCGAAGAGGGTATTTTTTGCGACCAGCATCAAAGGGAACCTGCTTCGGCTTGTAAGATTTCGACATCGAAAAGCGGTCTGACAGTATGGATCGGCAAGCCAAAAATTCCTGTCTTTTTCTTATCCCCCTCTACTGTTAGCGCGACAAAATCACCGTCTTTGCTCATGATTGGGGCACCGCTGCAGCCTTTGTATTCTTCGTAGCTCCGATAGCGCGCTCGAGCGCGAAAGAAATACAGTTGGTTGTACTCGCCGATTTTCTCAAACCGCAGTTCAGTTTCGCATTTCTGGGTGACTTTAACAAACTTACCTTCTTTTTCTTGTTTGGTGCATCCCCAAAAGCCATAACGCTTATCAGGATTCGGTTGATCTGAAAGCTCAGTAGAAATCGGGACGATAGCCTCATCGTATTCTATGATGCCGTCCTTATTGATTATCTGCCGTCGCGGTAATATCGCCTCATTCAATAGCTTATAGGAAAAATCGAATTCACGTTCTTTGAGTTTGTTGCGCTTCAGGACAAACTTCTGAACAAACGACATTTGTCCAAGCTGATACAAAGCCATCTTTCCGTTGGATGGATCCAACCCGATCTCAATTGCCCAATTACCGTAATTTCCCGTGGCGTGAAAGACGGTTGCCACGAATATGCGCTCCCGATAATGAATCAGGCAGCCCGAGGCATAACCAATGGGCATTCGCGTTTCGTCAAGCTGGATAAGATTGAGTGTGAGAAGATGAAGCATTTTCTTGTCCAGCTTGCGGCAAAACGTGGCCGCATGCAATCCAAGACCTTCATTGATTGGAGCCGATTTCTTAACCGCAGCAGCCGCGTCAACTCACAGCTCGAAATACGCTGCGTCGAACTTCGTCATGACGTAGGGAAACGGCGGTTCCAACCCGGCGGCCTGCTCCGCTTCTTCCTCTTCCTTGCCCAGGCGTTTGGCGAGAAGTCGTTGTTCCTTGTCCAAGCCGAAGCCGTCTTTGGTTTCCTCACTCATAGCGACCAGAACCTCCCTGCCAAATTGCGGTTGCGCAGCACTTGGAGTGCTTCGTTGAAGGCGTCGTTGCCGGGTGCGAGCAGGCTGCTGAAAATCGAATCAGCGATGCCGCCCAAGAGACCGGTTCGGAGCTGGATTGGCTGGATGGGTGTCGGGTCCGGAATCCGCTGTGGAGCGTGGCAGAGGTTCCAGAACTGGTCGTGCTTCACGAATGCGGTCCATGTATCATCCATCGGCAGTTCGGGCGAGAACTTCGGCGGCGACAGGAAATAGATGGTGGCGATCTTGATGGCGTCGAACTCTGGATCGGGGGTTCCTTCCAGCAGGTTGCCCATATCGACCTCTACAATCGGCTTGTATTTGGATGTCACGGTCAGCCACGGGCGTTTTCGCGGTGGCGTGGATCTGCCATAGTTGATGACGAGCAACGCACTGTAACTGTCGAGGAAGGGATTTCCCTGGATGACATCCAGCTTGGCCGCTGCACGATCCACGTAGAGCACCACGTCGCAGGCCCGCAGCAATGGCGGCTCGCTGGCCGAATCGTATTGGACCTCTTGAATGCCGGAATTGAGGTTGCCTTGGAACACGACCTTTTCATCGGTCACACCGAACTGGATGAAGAACTCGGGCACCGCCTCGAACTCAACGGCGATGTTCCCCGACATCGAAACTGAAACTGATTCGGCATCCGCCCCTTTGCCGATGATGCGGGTTCCGGAGACGACGATTTGCGGTGACTCGGTGATGAGCGCGTCCACCGATTGATCCTTTTCCGGGCGCGATCCGGTTTCCTCCTCGATCCGGTCGAGCGTGCGCTCGGTGGCGAGCATGGCCAAGGTCGAAATCTCCGGTTCCACCCCGTTAACGAATCCGGGACGGATGCGGAACACCCACTGTTCGGCGGTGTCGCTCCATTCCGGCACGATGGTCCACGGATGCACCCAACGCCGCGACGTTCTCACAAACCGCAATGGCAATCGCCGCGACACCTCGTCGATCATGGCGTTCCATGTCTTGTGATTGATGATGGGAACTTTGCGCTTCATGTCGGGATGAACAGGTGGCGACCTGCGGCTTTTGCATTCGGGTCTTTCTTGAGATCAGCCTCGCTCGGTCGGCGCTCTTGGAATTCGTAGCGGATGTTGTGGTGAACGATCTGGAACACCTCCTCAATGGAACCGCCGTCGCTGGATGCACGTAAGAACGCGAGCGGATAGTAACCGAAGCCATCGAGCGGTCCCTTGGCTGAGTCGGTTTGAACGATTTCGACGTTCTCACTCACTTGCTCGCCAGCCTTGTTTTCCTTCACGCCGGAAATCCCGCCGCTCACCGATTGCTTCACCTTGAGCGAAATGTAAATCCGCCCGTCCTTGGATGCCTTCTTCGGATCCAGCTTCAGCGCCGGATAGTCCTTGCCGCTCTCGCGGTTGCCGTCCTTGTCGCGGTTGTCGATGCGGCGTTTCTGCCCACTCTCGGTGATGACGGGAATCAGATCATTCACGGTTCCGGGTGAAACTCGCACCGATGATCCGCTCACCATGACGCGGAACGGATGTCGGAAAATTTGGTGATCGCGAACTCGTACGATGGTTCCGTGAGGCGTGATACGCACGTCGATCCCGTCATCAGGGACGATTTTGAGCGAATCCACCCAGCGCACGAGGCGTTCCCACGCGTCGCGGACTTTCTCGCCCTTGCGCACTTTGATTTCACGCGTCGTCATTGCTTGCTGGCCTTCTCATAGATCTCCTCAACCCAGCCGCTCGGCGGTGAGAGGAGCCATTCGTTTTCGATGCGCCACACGTCGCCGTTCTGTGAAATCTTCGGCGGCATCGCCATCCATGTGCGGCTCCCGAAATCCACATCCGCAATCGAGTCCGGTGCTCCCGGAATGCTGGAATAGACCTTGCCGATGTCGTTGATCGCGTTCTTCGGGATGTTTTTCGACGACCAGGTGCGCGTGACGCGCGCAGTCATCACCGCATAGGTCGAAGTGCCGAACATCGGGTTTTTCTCGCCGGGTTTGGCCTTTCCCTTGCCGCCGAGTCCACCCTTGCCCTTGGCCTCCTTGGGCATGAACTCAGGGAACTTGAGCGGGCCGCCCGGTTCCTCGTAATAGCCGCCGTAGGTCGCCTTGATCTCCTTGAGGTTCGGATGCGATTCGATGGGTTCCTCGGAAAAATCAAAGCCGAGATTCCATTGCTCGGTGTCTTCCGGAGCTGGTTCCTCGTCACCGGCGTATCCCTTGTAGGTGACGGTGACAATCCAGCCGTCGGTGCCATCGTTGAGCGCCTGCCAGGTCCGGCCCTGTTCCACCAACCCGTGAAACCGCGCATGCCCGACCGTGGTGACTTCGCCGATGCTCTTTGCATGATACGACACGGCGAATGACGAAATCATGTTTTCGTCCCTGCCGCCACTCGCGCCTTCAAGAATGGTGTTCTCAGCCATGGCTTACGCGAAAACCGCCTCCCCCGGTGTCGTGGTGTTGCCCCTGTTCTTGGTGTTGTCGTGGATCTTCTTGAGCCAGTCGGTCTGCCGCTTGTTTTCCTCTAGCAGCCCTGCGTTTGCGCTGCGGCCAAAGAGCATGTTCATGGATTGCGCGAAGGAACCTAACTGTCCTGAACCGCCCGCGATGACTGCCGGAGCCGTTGGCTTTTCGTCCGCTGCCGCCATGCCGATTTGCTTGCCCGTCTTCACCGGAGGAATGGCCGCTTTGATGCGCTCCACGGTGTCGCCGAACTCGCGCTTCATGCCGGACGTGTCGATAGCCTCCGCGGTGTTGGCGAAAGTCTCGCTGAATCGGGTCTTCACGTTTTCACCGGCTTCTGCCAGACGTTGGGCAATCTTCTGGGCGGCAGGTTCCAACAGGTCACCGGCCTTCGAGAATCGCGCCGCCGCGTCTTCGTCGAGGATCGCCGCGCTTTCGCGAATCGTCTTCTGGATGCCGTTGAACGCGTCCTCCTTGCCGAACAATTCGGCCAGCGGGCGGGCCACCTCGATGATTTCTGAGAATCCTTTTTGAAGGAAGCTGATGGCTGATAGAAAAATACCGATGATGGCATTGCCCATCCCGCTCCAGAACTCGGGAGTCGTGAGGATTTGGAAATAGGTGACCGCCGTCTTGAAATACTCGACGATGTATTGGCCGGTGGCCGCGATGGTTGCCCGCAGGGTGGCCCACAGGAAATTCACGCTCTGAGCGAAAGCGAGCTTGAGTGACGACCAGACGAGGTTGAGCGCCTCGCCACTGCGGAAGATTGCGACCAGGAACTGTCCAGCTTCGGCCAACTTGGGTTTGGCCATCTCCACGAATTCCAGGAACTGCGGCGTAATGGATGCGAGTGCCGCCGCCAGTGGTTTGCCCACTTCCTCAAATCCCTGATTCAGTGCGGCCTTGATCTGGACGGACGCGTCCGCGGTCGCCGCCGCCGTGCCACCAACTTGCTTTTCGATGGCGGCGAGAACCAACGCCTGCGCCTCGTGCATCCGGTTGGATTCGGCCAGAGTCTTGATCTTCGCTTTCTCATCTTCAGCGAAGGTGATGCCTGACCGCCGCAATGCAGCGAGTCCATTGACCGGATCGTTCAGCGCCTTGCCAAGCTGGACGGCGTTCTGTTCGGCAGCGCCGAAACCGGCAGCCGCCATGTCCACCGCTGCCTGGGTGGCCCGATCAAAATTGCCGCCCAGCTCGTCGGCGGTATTGGCGAGTTCCTTGAAGGTGAGAAGTTTCGCCTGGGTGAGTTGAATCGCATTTCCATCTACTCCAGTCTGCAACTCGATTTTGTCCGCGAGGTTGTTCAGACGCTCGGCCACCGCGTCGGATTGGTCGCCGAACAGCCCCATCGACTTGGCAATGTTACGAACGCGGGCGTCGGCTGAGTTCGCCGCCTCACCCGACAGGATCAGCTTGTAGGTCAACGCGCCAATCGCCGCGCCTGCGGCTGCCACAGCGGCGGCGACAACTGCCGTTCCCTTGGCCACGGATTTCATGGCGCTGCCCATCGACACGAAACCCTTGGATGCGCCCGACGACATGCCGGCCATCGAGTTTTTCAAGCCGCTGGTTTCCGACTTGGCAGTCTTCAGCGCGGACTGGAATCCAGCCGTGTTGAGTGTCAGCAGTGCGGTGAGCTTGGCCATCTGGCCACGGGTGGCATGTCAATCGAAGCCGGACTTGCCCTTCACGTTGGCGAAGAAATAGAGCAGCCGTTTTTCCATCGAGCGGGTCTGCACACGGAGCGCGGCATTCACCCGCGCCCGCAGGCCATTGACCTTGGCGGCCCACTCCACCGCATTGGTGATCGACGCATTGATCTCGCCATCCTTCACCGTGATGTCGGTGCTTCCCGGCGCGGCATGGCGCGACACCCACGCGGGCACTCGGATTTTCCCAACGCTCTGCGCCGCCGTGGCCCATGCCGATGCCAGATAGCCGACCCGCGCTTTCTTCGCCTTGATCAACTCGGCAATCAGCGCCTTCGGTGCCTTGAGCTTGGTGCCGCCCTTGGCCACGCGCATAGTCCCGCTCTTTCGCCGCGACTTGAGCACCGAACGCATTTGCGCTAACGAATCCACATCCGCCCGCTTCGGATCGGACACACCACGAAACACGGCGCGGATGTCGCCAACAATCGCTTGCTCACCCAGCTTCTTCGCTTTGACACCTCGCGTGCTGCCACGGCTCGGCGGAGTAAAATCCAACAAGTGCCGGATGAATCCGCGAACTTGTTCCTTCATGAACGTCTCTCCGTCGCGCTTCGAGTAAGCGGCGAGACGGTCGGCGGCGCGCTGGAACTCATCGACATGCAGTTTGAATTTCACCTCATCACCCATCGTCATCGTCGCCATCGTCAACCATGCGGTCGATGAGACCGATCAGCTCGTCCGGTGCGAGTGCCTGCATCGTCTCTTCGGTGGGTGGTTCAAGCGTCCAGAGATTGGCCGCTTGGAGCGAGCAATGGTAATACTGGAGGGCACGCGCCATCGGTAGTCGCCAGATGATGAAGTCCTCGCTCCAACCGGTGTCCTTGGCGATGGTGAACACCGCGCTCGCCAGCCAGCCGGGGTTCAGGACTTTCCCGGCGCATCGTCCTCGCTGGACGGATACTTGCTTTCGACGCGGACGCTGGATGCGGCAAGCATCGCGTTGATCCGGTTGATTTCCGCCATCAAACCCGGGAGCATGTCGAAAGTGACGTTGAGAGAGAATTTGAGCACGCAACGATCCACGGTGTCGTCACGAACGGCGTCCGCGATGTCATCTTCATCAGCCGACTGCATCCATGCAAAGGCCATGATCTGCCGCTGCTCTTCCAAATCATCAAGCTCCAACGGTGGATCATCCTTGCCACGGGTGAACATGGTGAGCTTGAGCAGATAGGCCAGTTGCATCGAGCCCATGGTGTATGGACGCAGCTTGAGGTTGCCGATCTGGCGTTCCCCGCTGTCGATCATGCCAGTGGCCAGTTGAAGTTCGCGGTCGTTCATGTTGTTAGAATTCGGAAAGGATTTGCTCGCGGGTGGCCTTAGATGCCTCGTCAGAACCGCTCGGCACGATGGCGATGCGCTTGCCTTTACGGATCAGCAGCATCGGGCGCATCGTCTTGACTTTGTCGAGCAGCCGGTTGTGCTGGTCATTCATCGCCCGCAGATAGGCAATGGGGTGGTTGGCGTTGGCCTCGCACCAGGCGAGCGATTCATAACGCTTGCGGAACTCGTCGAAGGTGATGCTTTCCGCGACCTCGATGGGTTCAAAGCTGATTTTGGCCGCGCCGTCCATGAGCCAGGTTACGGTGCGTTTCGCGCCATTGGGCGTCTGTTCGACCGTGTCGGAATAGGCGGCTTCGGTGGCGAACATGCCGCCGCTTGAGAGTGCCGCAGCGACAAGCCGGGTGTTGCGGCTTTCGGTGGGTTTCGTGTCGTGATCGCGCACGACGCTGATGGTGATTCCTTCTTTCATGGGTGATTTCAGGTGATCTTTGGGCAGAATGCATCATGCCGCGCCTGCGGCGGGATGGTTCACTCCCGACAACTCGAACGAGTTGTAATCCTCGTTGGTCTGGGAGTTTTTGACGGTGGTGATGATCGTGGTTCCGCCCGTGATCTGTTCGGGCACGTAGGCGGCGGAGGCTCCACCCAGCAGGGATTCATCAGCGACACCCCGGCCCTTGACGCTGAAACTGAAGGACGGGTCGTAGCGGTTGCCCGTTTCGAATGCGCCGTCGCTCTTCTTGATGATCTTGTGTTCGAGCTGCTTCTGCACGTCCACGCTCTCCACGAGGGCGGCGGTGACGCACTTGACTCCGATTTCGTTGAACGCGGCGGGCATGGAATTGTTGAATGTTAGATGTCGTCGTAGGCGACGGCCTGAATCTCGAAGCCGGGGAAGTCGTCGTTGCTTTCCGTCACCTTGACCGACGTCACGAACGAGACGCCCTTGGTGATCGCCCCTGCGGCGACATCGCCAAAATTCACGGTGCCTTTTCCGGATAGCGTGATGCTGCGGGTGATGAGCTTCTTCGGCTTTGCCACCACCGTCACACCGAGCGAATCCCGCAGCGTCGCCACTTCGATGGATGAGTCCGCAGACGCTTCCTGGGCGTGGCCGGTGGCGGGCGCGAGTCCGTGCAAGTTGGTGACTCCGAAGGTGGCGGGCATGACTCTTACGGCGTGTTGTCAACCGGCGTCCAATCCACACCGAGAATCCCTTCGATGGTGGTGAGCCACCGATCATCGTCCGTCACGGCGGTCGAGTTGGCTTTCGTCCTGAATCCGCCGATGGTGAATCCGTTCGCCGCAGGCAGCACGCCTTCCATGATGCCCTTCACTAAATGGGCGAGAGTGGCGTGTTGGGTCCGGTCGTCGGTGGGTGACGAGACGAGAATCTTGACCGTCGCCCGATGCAACGGGCCCACCACGTTTTCAATCGAGTCTGCCAGCACGAGAATCGCGTGAGATTCCGGTGTGCGGATGTCGGAGGAAGTCCCGGTGAACACCTCGGGCGCGGGAATGAGTTGCGTGGAGGTGAACAGACCGGCCAGGTAATCTTCGATGGCTTGGTTCATGAGGTTTTCAGCGGCGGGCCACGCGGTATTCGATGATGCCGGAGCCGGGCTTGCGGTTGATTTCCTCGATCTTGTGGCGCTCACCACCGATGAGGATCGTGTCGTTGTGGGCGGGAAGCGGAGTTGGCAGATGTGTCACGAGCAGCCTCACCGTGAGCGATCCGTCCTGGGTGAAGCCGCCTTCCTCAAGATCGACCGCCAGTCCGCTCGGCGAGACCATCGCCTGATAGTCCTTGCCTCCGATGGTCACCGGCACACCCGCATCACGCAGGATTTCGACGAAGGCTTCGGCAGCAGCGGCTTGGATCGCGTTCACGCCAAGCGTGGCGTGTCAATCGAGCTTGAAACAAAACACCCCCTCCCGGTTTCCCGAGAGAGGGCATGAAATGCCTAAATGCGCTGATGTCGGCTAAATCAGCTCAAATCACAGCATCAGCATATTTCACGGACCTCCGGATTTATCCGGGCGAACGAGTTTAAGCGCCAAATCTCTTGTTAGTCCGCAAGTATCCATAAGGATGCGGATACCGGCTTCATCGGCAACTGAAGCAACCGATTCTAGCATTTCAGCATGCAGATGACTGTCTGTTTTCTGCTCATCTGCCTCAGAAAACAAAATCCTCTCCTTTTCGCTCGAAGAGTTTTCTTTGTTATTCATATGCTAGTCTTGCTTCTTATTTCTAGCGCGTTTTGCCGCCTTCTTGCGTTTGACTGTTCGTAGGCTTGTGGCGTATTTATCGAACTCCTTCCAACGGATTTCACATGGGATCTGTTTACCGCGTGGAAGCCACTCTAGCTTGCCTTGGGCGACGCTTAAAACTCCCAAGATGCCATCTTTCGTTTTCACTTCGATAGGCACTACTGTAGTTCTTCCAAGTTTGATTTCGGGGATGGATATTTTTACGATGTTTGCCATGGTTTTTGGTGCTATTGGTTCCTTTCTTCTGGACCAACAGATAGTAAAACTTTGGCCCTTCGGAGCAAGGCAAATCATCGTTTTTTCGAGCCGTTTCGACACGCTCAATCAGCTCCTTATGCAGAGCGATACGCGCCATCGAGGTTTGGAAAATCCGACCTTCTAGCCGCCTGGCATCTGGGGGGTGGATATTGAATGTAGAATCGCGTCAATCACAGGGATTCGGGCGTGGGAAAAAAATTTTGGCATGAAAATCATGCTGAAAATCAGTCGTTTTTATTCGTAATTTTGACCTAAATTTGCGATAAATAGCCTCTATGAAACTGAAGAAAAACGAGCCTAAATCGCCATCGGATTCTCCCCTCAAAAAAGGTCGTGCACCGAGGAAGGCGGTTCCTATTTACACAGAAGAAGACAGGGAAAATGCTGAAAAGGCGATGGAGGACTTCTTGGCGAAGTGGGGTCAGAAACCCGTTGGCGGACGGATGGTGTTGAATAATGAAATAGGACTCAAATGGAAAAACCCAATTTGGCTTGAGGTTGATGAGGTGATCCGAGAGCTCGATCCAGGGCAATTCAACAGTTTCGCCTGTCTTGCACGTCCCGGGAATACATACATCCAATGCCTTCGCGGTTTAAACGGTTGGCACCTAGAGGCAAGAATCACATGGAAAAGCCCTAACGATTATAGCCACCTGCGAGCCTGCCGCCCCGGCGGTTCCGAGAAGCCTCGCGCTCTCAAGCAAGTCAATTACGTGAGCCGGGGGGAGTTTCGGGATCTTCTGAAACTGGAAGATGTGCTTGCCGCGTTTCAAGCGTTCCACGCAAACAAGATAATGCCACCGTTGATGTGGCGACCGATTGATATTTGATCGATGAGAATTACCCAGCCCGCCACATCGACAACACCCCCTCCCGGTTTCCCGAGAGAGGGTGAAGGATGCCAATCGAACTCCAAAGAGGCTTATGGTTTGACGATCCGCTTGAGGGCGTCGGTCTTGGCCGGGGCGAAGCCATAGAGGCATTCGAGGGTGACGAAGATCTTGTTGGCGCGGGTGTCGGTGAAACGGAGGTAGCCGAAAGTCATGCCCGTGGCGGGATCGGTGACGGCACCGGCTTGCTGGTAGTCGGCCACCGGCTGGAGGTAGCGCATGGCCACCGCGACGGCGCTGGAGTGAGCTGCGAAGCCAACAAGTTTTTCCGCGTGATCCGACGGGATGAGGGTCGTCTCGTGCAGGTTGAATCCGGCGAGCCGTTTGACCATGCCTTCGGTGACTGCCGGGGCGTTGAGGTTCAGGTTGAAACTCTTGGCCACCACGTCATCGGCGAGCATGTTGGTGTAGTAACCGGCGTCGAGCACGAGCGAACGCGGGTTGGGCGGCATCTTGGCATTGCCGCAAGCTTCGCGCAGGCTGAGCACCTTCTTGTAATCGAAGCCAGTGGCGGCGAGTGCGGCGATGCCCGGAGTCCCGAAGTTGGCGAGCGTGATGCAACTGAAGATGTCCACCAGAACGTCCTGAGCGAGTTGCTGGGCGGCGGCTTCCACCAGGGTTTCGAGCACGCTGAGCGAGGTCTCTGCGGATTCCTTCGCGGTCACGTGGACGGTCTTGTATTTGTGGCGGTTGAGCGTGACTGGAACCACGGTGACCGTGGAATCGGCATTGGCCGCATAGTCACCGGCGAAGTCGCTCGATTCACTGGGCGCACCGACGAGAGGAACGCGCACGGTGTCGAGTTTTTCGGCTGGCAGCGGACTGAAATCGGTGGAGAACGCCGTGACCGGCAGAAGGTTCGACATGAAGGGCATGAGCGCCCGTTGGGCGACCTTGATGTCTTTGACGTTGGTTAGGGTGTTGGACATGGCGTGTTATCAGGCTTGGTGTTTGAGGATGAGGGCTTGTTGTTCGGGAGTGAGCTTGCGCCAGAAGACGGTCTGCTCGGCGGGATCGGTGATGGCGGCGAAACGCGCATGGAGGTCCGCAGCCTGGGAGGCATCTCCGGCAGGAGTCACTTGGGCTGGCATCGTGGTGCCGGTGGAGGCGACGACGCGGGCGACATCCAGTTGCAGCTTGCGGTCGAAGTCGGTCTGCGATGCTTCCAGCTCGGTGATTCGGGTTTGCATCGTGGAAACACGAGCGCTGGCGGAGTCGCGCTCGGTGATGAGATTGGCGGCTTGGTTTTTCGCGTCATCGCGCTCTGCCTTGAGCGTGTCGATTTCGGCGGAAAGCAGCTCCACTTCGCCGCGCAGGGAATCGACACTGGTCGATGCCTCGTTAAGCAGATCGGTCTGGGCTTGGTGGTCCCGCTGCAGGTTGGCGACCTGAGTGCGGGCTTCGGCGAGTTCGTCTTCGATGGTCTTCATCGACCGTGATGCCGTGTCAACCGATGCGTGATAGACTCGGAGGCGGCGCATCGCGTCCGCACGATCCGAAACCATGCCCGCGAGGTTGTGGCGTTGAGCCTGTTTACCGCTGAAGGTCTGGCCTTCCATGGCTTCGGCTGGAATGGCACGGCCACGAGAAAGCACCGCGTCATGAAACTCGGCCGCGATCTCTGCGAGGTTCGATTGAATCAACTCGCGCTGGTCGTCTGTTAGCGGAGTGCCGGGCGCACCCATCGCTTTGTATTTGCCGACGGAGAAAACCTCGACCTTGAGCCCCGCCTTATCGAGCGCGGCGGTGTTGTCGATCACCGCTTGCACCACGCCGATGGATCCGACTTGAGCGGATGGCGTGGCGTAGATGGCGCGGGCCTGGCTGGCGATCCAATAGGCCGCCGAGCACATGAGCCCGGACGAGAACGCATAGACGGGCTTGCTTCCATTCAAAGCCTTCACCGCCGCCGCGAGTTCAGGCGTGCCGGCCACTGTGCCGCCAGGCGAGTCGATGTTGAGAAACACGGCCTTGATGTCGTCGCGTTCGCCTGCCTCACGCAAAGCCTCGCCGATGTCTTCGGCACTGGTGGCACCGAAGAAGATCCGAGCGAAGAGATCGGGCTTGCGAAGGATTGGCCCTTCGATGGCAACCACGCCGATGCCATCCTCAATGGTAAGCAGCGGGCTTTCGGATGCCTGCTTCGGGAGGAATCCGCCGCGATCTACCAGTCCCCGCAAGGACGCGGCCATGGATTGCAGCGCTTCAGGTTGGATCAGCCACTCGCGATGTTGAATTACCGGGTTCACGCCCGGATGGCGGTGTCAACGGCCAGGTGGTGGCTCTTCCTGCTCCGTGAGTGTCACAGGCATGCCATTCGGTTTCCAGAGCATGTCCACTGGTACGCCGTATTTCGCTGCTGTATCCAAGATGAGCTTGGCATCGCTGGCGCGGCGTTCGATTTCTTCGCCGAAGTCGGCACCTTGTTCGTTGAAGTGATCAGACAGGGTTTTCAGGCCCATTTCCACGTCAGCACGGTTTTGTTGCGCCTCGCGTCCGGCGTCCACGGTCACGCGCTTGGGAGGAACGGAGCTGATCTTCCACCAGCCTGGCACCGGTGGCAGGAAGCCGCGGGCAATGGCATCGCCGATCACATAGGCCCAAACCGGTTTGATGAGTCGGCTTTCGAGAATCATCTGGCGGAACGAGAAGCGGCGATCCGCTTTTGCAACGATCAATCTAACACCAGCGCCCCCGATCTTGCTGGAATCAGCCGCGAACTCGAAGGGAATCATCCCTAGCGCGGAGTCACGGCGCAGGTGTTCCAGGAAGCCGGTGAACGTTGGCGATGGGCGGTTCGACTGAAAGCTGTCGAGAGACTCGTCGGGTCTGAGAGCCACCAGTTTGCCGCCGACGATGCGTTGCAGCGAAACTGGGTCGCTTGACTCACTGACACCGGACCCGCCACCGACCACGAAGTCACCGTTGTCGTCGATCTCTCCGCGAGCCGTCTTGAGGATGCGAGCCACGTCCGCATTGTCTTTGACCGCGTGCTTTTCCAGAGCGAGCAATTCCATTTCATCGAGCACATGATTGATCGAATGCTGGATCGTCGGGTGACAGCGGACACCACCGGCCCACTCGGGTTCGTGGATATGGAGAACCGACGCGGCGGGGAGATCACGGTGTTTGCTGTCGTCTTCCAACGTGCGATAGAAAACCGGTGCGCCCCACGCATCGAGGCCGACTCCGTCGATGGTTTCTTGTGAACCGAACTGGTCGCCTACGCGGTGGGATTCGATCAACTGGATGCGTGGTTCGCCTTGGGCATCACGGGTCTTGTGGATGAAATACTCGCCGTCGATGTCCATGCCGCGACAAACCAGGGCCTGGCATTCCTCGAACGAAAACCGCCGCGTCACTTCACAGCGGGGCGACCACATCGCGAAATAGGCTTCTGCGGTACGGTTCCACTGAGGATCGGGTGATTGCGCCTGGACGCGAATGCCGTCGCCGGTCGAGTAAATCGCCATGTTGGCGACAAGCTCCCGCACGAAACCGCTGTTCTTGTGCATGTATCGCGACTTACGAACCAACTCCGTGCGGACGCCCGGCGTGAGTTCGTTGCGGGCGTCGGTTGGTGACGCGCCCGGCACACTCCCGCGACGAGGAGACCAGTTTACCGATTCGTATGGTGAGCCCCATGCCTTCGGCACGAAAATAGGTGGCAAGAGCAGGTGCGCGATGTGCTTGAGGCGGTTCATTTCGGGAGATAGCCGGAGATGAAGGAAGCAGCGGCGATACGGGGTTTGCCGTAGGTGGCAGGATCAAGCACGCGGAGCGCATGGCCGCATTCCTCAAGCACCTGATCGACCGGCATGGTGAACTGCTTCGATGCCGAGCTGCCCGCCTCGTTCCAGGTCATGAGGGTTTTGCCCTCGATCAGAAATTCCTTCGCCCGCTGCTGGATCGCGAGCACTTCGGAAATCGTGAAGCCGGTGATGAAGAGTCCGCGGGCCATGGATCAGTTGCCTTTCCAAGTGGCGTTGCGTCCCCGCGTGTCGATGTGGACGAAACCGGACGATGGATAGAGGCCGAGGCCGCCGATGAACTTGCCCGCCTTGCGCCATTCAAGCAGTCGGTCATAGACGCGCTGCGGGCTGATGCCGTCGAATGCGATGTCGAGAGCCTTGAATTCAAGATGCTGGCTGAGCGGGGCACCGCCGACCGTCTTGTTGTAAGCCGGGGCGCGATACGAACTCAGGATGCGGCAGGGCTTGCCGAATGAATCGCGGAGATCGTCCACGATGCGAAGCGTCGGAACGATGTTCTTCCACAACCGCCTCGGCGGCGGGCTGTTCTTCACGCCGTTTCTCTCGCGGGCGAAGTAGCTGGTGAACTCGCCCGCGCCGAAGTGACGGAACCCCTGGGCCGCGAACCATTCATTGAACGAGTTCATGGATTACTTGGAGGTGCGGGGTTCCACGACGATTTCGACGCGACCGTCCGGATGAACCCGGATGCGACCGTCCTTGTTGATGAATTCACCAGTGACCGCAGGGGGCGTGGCGCACGAGGCGAGGAACGGAACGGTCAGCACCGCCATGGCGAAGCAGAACAGGCCAACCTTGAACGATTTGTTGGGCTTGCCGTCGTCGAAGAGGTCGCCAAGAACGACAACCAGTTCCTTCAATGCCAGCGCGGCGGGACCAGCGATGAGTAGGTATTGCGCCTTGTCCGCGTCGAGCAGGTTGGCGATGCCCGAGAGGTCAATCGCGGCCATTGTGGTGAGACCGGAACCAAGGAAGGTGAGGAAGCGGAGGATAGTGACGGTTTTCATAACTCCCCGTCCGGGGTGTCAACCGGGGCAGCCGCGATGGACTCCCGTCCGACGATCTTGAGCATGGTCGCGGCAGCGGCCTGTTCCGCTTCGCAGTCGAAGTAGTGGTTCGGTCGCGAGCCGATTTGCTTCCACATCCATTGGCCCTTTTCCTTGATGCGTTGCTCGCTTTCCATCTGTGCGAGGAAGTCATCGTCGATGTCATCGGGCACTTCCCATGTTGGTCCCTGAGCAGGATCCTGATTGCGACGCAGACGGGCGAGCGTGTCCTTGATGTTGAGGTTGCTCCAATAGTGAACGTGGCAGTGTTGGCGATGCGACAACACCACCTTGCGCCGGGGCGAATAGAACCGCTGGACGGTTTTGCCATCGCGTCCTTTGTGGGCATAAACCGGGCGGCGGTCGCCGATGAGCGCCACCCATCCTCGCTTGGCGCATTCGCGATAGACGTCGTAGGTCGCATAGCCGGCGTCGAGGAAGACAAGACTCGGATGAACTTCGAAACGTTCCTGCAACACGTCGATGTCGGTGAAGGTCAGGATGCGCTCGTTCCACATCAGACGGCTCGATCCCTCCGCCGACCACGAGCGGACAACGACAAACAAGTGGTCCATCTGGCAGTCCACGGTGATGAATCGAAGCGGGATCAGGCCGGTGCGCTCGGGTAGCGGGGCGGCGAGAATTTTTCCGGTCTTCGGATCAATCGCGCCTTCCTCTTCCCACGTCTCGCCGCGCTTGTAGCCGGATTTGACGATCTCCAACTTGTAATCCTCGACATACTCGCGCCACGGCAGGCCAAGGCGCTTCTGATAGAACTGTTGCAGCAAGGAAACGTCACCCTTCCTCGCCGCCGCCTTCGCCCGCAGATAGAGTTCGGCGAGCTGCCCCCAACTCATCGCGCACAGGGCGTTCCAGTGGAATCCGACGTTTTCTTTCGAGGCTTTCGGATTCTTGGCGACGAAAGCACCGGTGGAGTTGAGTTCTCGGCGGGTGCGCTCGCCATCGTTGAAGTAGTGGTTGCAAGATTCGCAGCGCATGGCGGCAGTGCGCCTAACTTCATCAAAATCCCAGTCGCCGGATTCATCGCGGGCAGACTTGCTCCACTCGACGCACTCCCACTTGAACGGCTGACGGTGATGGCACTCGGGACAGGCGAACGTCCATTCACGCTGGTCGGTCATCTCGAACTTGCGGTGGGTGTCGTCGTCTTCCTCGCCGCCCTGACTCATGAAGATGCACTTGCCCAGCCAGCCGAAGGCGGTGACGCGGGCCTCGGCCTCCGCCATGTGCCCCTGTGGCCAGCGCCAGGTTTCATCACCGATCAACCAGCGGATCGAACGGCGCTGGAGGTTGGTCTTGTTGTGCGCCCCGAGAATCCAGAGCGTCATGCCGTTGGTAAACTGGATCGCGTTATTCTTGCGCTTGTGGCGGTGAACGCCGGTGGGCATGAGCCGTGCGACCGGCTCGCACTGGTCGAAGAGCTTCTGCAGGCGCGACTCGGAATAATCGCGGGCATCCTCGTCAGTTTGGTCGAGCCAAAGTGCGGGTCCCGGCAGGTTGGAAATGATGTAGCAGAGCGTCAGCTCAGGCGCGGTGGTCTTGGATGACTGCACCGACGCAATGATCGAGACCAGGCGAATGCGCGGATCGACCAATGATTCCATGACCTCGCGAATCCATGGCGAGTTTTCCGACCGGAAGCGTCCGGGATTGGGCGAATAGGGAATGGCCTCGATGTGATCCTCACACCATTGCCAAGCGGGGCGACGGTCGGGCGGTTGCCACGCCTCGCGCCAGATTTCCTTGAGGACACTCATGTCCTTGTCGCCAACGTCAACACCCCATCAGCCTTCGTGGAGACAACGCAGGACTTCGTCGATGGCGCGGCGGCATTCCCGCTGAATGCCGGTGGCGTCGAGTCCGGAAAGCACGGGCGGAAGCTCATTCTCGAATTTTGCCCGCAAGATAGATGACGCCTGGGCGACCAGGCCGATCCATTCCTCGCGGACCTTGGTGAGTGGGACGTATTCGCCCTTCTTCACTGCGATGCGCAGCTCACGTTCCTCCACTTCGGCCAACAGTTTGCGGGCTTTGAGCGCCTCCTCGTTGCCGACAGGCACGCGTCCGGCATTCAATCCGCGCATCCTGACGAACTCGCGCCAATCGGCCACCGGCCAGAGTCCGTTTGATAAAGCCTTGGGCGCGCCGTCTATCTTCTGCCAAGTCGAAAGCGTGCGGCGGGAAACGCCAAGCACGGCGGCGAGTTCCACGAGTGTCTTGGTGTAGGCCAGCGTTTCCGCACTGCCCGCCGCCCGGGATTCGATGCGTGTGCGTTCGGCAACCGTGAGCGGCTTTCCAGCGGCGACTTTCTTGACGATGTTCTGGAAGTCGGCGTCGAGAATTTTTCCAGCGATGTCGGGCGAAAGCTCTTTTAGCTCCATACCGACGGAGGAGTGTCAATCCGACCGGAGGGCAGTCCAAAATGAAACTTGATTGGATCAAACACCACTTCCCCGACCAACTAAGGAGAGTTTGATCGGAACCAGACCGGCAAACCAGCTTACACAAGATGATGCGGGATTCGTGGCTATCACTCTCACTCAGGCACTGGAATTTGATTGGTCGATGTCAGCTGGCCAGTTTGGTTCGATGAGGCTGCCGTTCTGCCACGCTTCAGCAAGCTGATCGGGAAGAAAAGTCCAGTCGGCCTGAAAGGAATCAAGGCCGCGCAAGAACCCGCACAACCACTTGTCAGTTGTGACAAGTAGGGCCGGCCAAAGGAAAGCAAAGTGAAGCAAGAAATCGATTCCATCGTTCTTCCGTTTAGGACTCGCGGGGTTGTAGCCGCTGGCTAGCCTCCTCTCAAATTCCGCATGGGCATAGGCCAGGATTTCGCCTCGTAAGCTCATCGGTCGCCCGGCAGTCGACGCCCAAGAATCAAAGTCAGTCTTGGTAGCATTTACCACAGCACTGGAGTCAAACTCGGGTTTGGGCTCTCGTGACATCTCTGCGATCCATTTCCCTCGTTCTTCATCAAGAACCTGCGCAGCCACCCCCAGCTTGACGGGGCATCTAAACTTCTCTGATCCGACGCTAAAGATCACCTCCGCACCATTCGTGGTGTTAGCCAAGGGTTGTTTGACTGTCTCCCAAATTGCACGCGAATACTCCAACAAGAATTCGTCTGAGAGATGTTCTTTATTCGGATCTTCATCATCGGTGAACCCGCAAAGATGGAATAGTTCTCGCTTACCCGGCAGACAGGGAAAAAAGTCACCCAAAATCTTATCAAGGCGCGCGATGCCATCGGCCCACTGATCCTCTGACAGAGCACTTCTCTCACGAGCTGCAATCAGCTCGGCTATCGCAATATCGGACAAGTGAAACGTCCAGCCATCTTGTCTCATCGACATAAGCATGCTGAACCAAGACGGTTCAGAGTAGCAAAGCTCTCTTGCGACTCCTGTGTCTATGGCGATTCGTTTTGGCATGGCAGTTTTGGCTAGCAGTAAACGGGTTGGATTCCCCGCTTCTTCTCAAGCACGGAACATCCGAATCGTAGCGACAGCCCGAGCCAAGGTCAATCCCCCGGACTCACAAGGCCGAAGCCTCACGGCTTCACCGCCACCCATCCGGCGAAGTTCAGGTGCCGCCAGAAGCAATCGACCGATGTGAACCCTTCCTGATGGAGAAGCTCCTCGTTCCAGCGGGCGGTGACGGGCACCAACACGCCTTCCAGCGACATCCGCTTGCGGTCGATCTGACTCTCGGAATATCCGTTCTCCCGCTTGATGTTGAGGAAGAGATTCACGAACGCCTCATCGAGCTTGGCCGTGGCACCGAGAACCTTTTCTACCAGGATGAAAGCTCCGCCGGGAGCCAGCGACTCGAACACCCGTCGCACGATCTGCTGGCGGTATTCGATGGGGGTGAATTGCAGGGTGAGCACCGAGAGCACGAGGCTGGAGGTCACACCGGGGAACTCGTGGCGCAGGTCGGCAGACTGGATGCTGACGCGATTTCCGTGAGGGTGGTAGTTGAAGTTCTGACGCGCCGCCTCGATCATCGGATCGCTGATTTCCAGGCCGATGTAATCGTTGGCCGCGCCAAAGTTTGAGACGAACGGCAAGAGCGCCTGGCCGCGGGAGCATCCCATGTCGATGATGGCGGTGTCGGGTTGCACGAAGCGCCGGCCAACCTCGAAGGTCACCATCCGCATCGCGTTGTATTGCGGGATGCTCCGCTGGAGCATGTCATCGAATACGGCGGTCACTTCCTGATCGAACTGCCAGGCTCCGCGTGGAATCACCTCGTCACGTTGGGCTTCACTCATGCCCGCGTGGCGGATGTCAACGCGGCAGCCGCTTCACGATCCGCGTGCCCTCGGTCAGGCAGGTGCCTTCCGCCGTCACCCATAAGCAAGGAATCGAGAACCGGGCATACATCTCGCGGGTCCGAGGATTGCTCTCAATCGCGAGGTAGCGGGCGTCATCGCCGTGGATGGGAAACACGTCTTTTTTCAGCAGATGTTCCTTGATCGCCGGTGGATTCCACCAACCCTTCGGCGCGAAGCACGCATCCTGGGGCCGCCAGCCGGTTTGCTCCTCGATGCGGTCGAGCGTTTTGATCGTCCAGGTTTCCGGGCGGGCGGTGATGAGAACGACCGTGTGAGGCCGCACAAGTTCCACCAGCCATTGCCGGTATTGCTCGTTAGCGAGTCGCTTCTCCATGCGCTCGGGCGTGGTGCCGTGCTTGGGCGAGTTCGCCACCAGCGTGTAGTTGAGGTCTAGCAGGATGATCATAGGGTAATCTGAAGACGTTGGGAGAAAGAGTCCATGGCGCATTGCGCGAGTTTCATGCGGGTGCCGTCCGGATAGGGCAGGTTGAATTCAAACTCGATGGCCGCACGCAGGCGGGCTGGATCGACGGGACGTGCCGACGCACAGGCCGCGTTGATGTTGTTGGAGAAGTCATCGACCTTCACGGAGCGGAAGAACGGGCCGAACAGGTCGCGGAACTCCGAGGCGGTGTGATACTTCTGGACCTTGGGCTTGTCTTGGAAATCACCGATGCGAATTCCCGGTTCGTAGTCGAGGCGGAACGCGATGTTGCCCGCGTTGGATTCGTTCATGAACGCCTTGCCGTTGACCTGCCGCCAACCGGACTCGCCAGCGGACGATGCGCAGGCATAGACTTTGGTGAACGGCTTGCACAAGGCGGCGCACAGGCAGGCGATGTGCTCGCGGTCCTCGCGGAAGGGCACGGAATTAAGCACGCTTGCAATGAAGATGCTGGTCCACTCCTTGCCCGCCGCCACTTCCGCAAGGAATGCGCGTGCCAGTTCCACGCTCTCCGCCTTGTTGATGCCCCCTGGTCCGAGCCGGTAGGGTTCGAACGGCGTGCAGTCGATACCGGCCTGGCGCAGGAGGAAGGTTTCCGTCAGGTGGCCGGCACCGAAGTCGAGAATCGTCGAGCCATGCTCCTTGGTCCAGCGGGCGCGGTCGGATGCTTTGCTGATGTCGAAGTCCTTGCATGGTTTCGCGCCGTGCGTGGCGAAGATGAAGCCGTTGCCAAGCTCACGCCTCACGCGGCGTGCGCGGCGGAACGAATTAAAGCGGAGCATGTCGGCATAGCGCGTGTGGATGTCGAAATCCATCGAGAGCAGATTCATCATGGCTCGGGCGAATTCAGCTTCCTGCTCGGTGACGAACACGACCGGAGCGAAGGCCGCGCCTTTCTCAGCCAGCATTTCCAAACGACCGATTCCGTTGATGACGGTCAGATCCTCGCGGCAGACGATGGGCATGAGGATGCCGTGACGATGCAACGTGCGGGCGAGGTTGCGGGCATACTGAATCCAGCGGCCCGAGTTCACCTTGCAGAGATCCTTCACGCTCACTTCCGCGGGCTTGATGCAGCGCAAGAAACCATCGCTGCCGACCTCCTTGTCGGGGATGCAGGCAGCGAGCGCCTCAATGTCCAGCGATTGCAACTCACTGGTGACCCTGCCAGGCGTGCTGTTGAAATCGAAATCGTTGGTCGCCCGGTTGAACACGATGTTGAGCGCTTTGCGCTGGTCGAGGTCGAGCGCCTTGGTCCGGGATACCGGGACGTGCGTGGCCCCCATGCGCGATGCGACGAGGTGGCGCTGGTGGCCGGAAAGAATCTCGCCGTCCGAGTCAGCGAAGATCGGGGCGATAAAGCCGAGCTTGCGAAGCGATAGTTCAATCAGGTCAAGACGCTCGGCAACCGCCGACCGTGGGTTGTAGGTCGATGGTCTAACGGCGTCGATGGATTCGAGGGTGATGTTCATAGTCCGAGGCGGCTGCGGATTTCGTTGAGCACGCTTTCCTTGTCGAAACCGGCGTCTTGTTTCACCCGGTCGCACCACGCGATGAATTCTTCCTGAGTGATGCGGAACCGATAGAGTCCGACCGCGACGGTGACGTCGCTCTTGTCGAGTTCCTTGTCGTGGCGGTCGTCGTCATCCTCGTCATCGTCATTGCCACCCGGATTGAGCAGTCCCTCGATGTCGGCGGGTTCGAAGCCCGCGAGGATCGTATCGAAGTCGATGGCTTTCCACTCGCTGGCGATTTTTTCGAGTTCGTTGAGATCGACCGTGGAAAGTTCGGCCAAACGATTGTCTGCCACCAGCACGGCGAGTTCATCGTTCTCGCTGGCGAAGTCCTGATAGTCCACCGGCACGACTTCCGCGCCGAGGTGCTTGGCAGCCATCAAGCGGCCGTGACCGGAAACGATCAGGCCGGTGAGATTGGAAACGGTGATTGTTTGCCGCCATCCGAAGTAGCGGATGTTTTTGGCGAGCAGTTCGATCTGCCGCTGCGGGTGGGTGTTCGGGTTGCGCGGATTGGGTTTCAATTCACCGACCGGCACGAGCTTGTCGAAGCTGCACCAGACTTCGATGCCATTGGCGAGTGTGCGAGCTTTGGGAGAATCATCCGTCATCGTCGCTTTGGATGGTGTCAACGGCATGGGTGACTTGCGCGAGCAGCGGGAGGATTTCCTTCCACGCATCCGGCGGGCACCATCCGAGGGCAAACCATTCGCGGCTGCCAGCCACGTCGCGCCATTCGACGGTGACCGGTGTTTCCCGCCGCATGTCCGGCGAGCGGTATCGGAAGACGGCGCGGGCGAGACGACCGCTACGGTCGAAGGTGATCTGATGGATTCGCGCCTTCACGATAGCCCCTCCGCGTCCAGCCAGGATTCCAGATCGGCGAGTGCGGCCCGGACGCATCCGCCGCTGCCCACCGCGATCCGCAATGACGTCTGTTCATCGACCGGCCAATGTCGGCGGAGCATCGTGGCGATTTCCTCAGTGGACGGAGCGGCGAGCTTGATCGACTGGAAGCGCGTCTGAAACCGCTCGGTGAGCAGGTCGAGCTGCAGATTGCTCGTGCCGACCACCGCCCGCCCTGGTGGAAGACGGTCGAGATAACTCAGAAGCAAGTCCTGTGCATCCCGCGTGCAGCGATCCATTTCGTTGATGATCTTCACCGAATAGACTCCGAACAGCGAACAGACACCGAGCGTGCCCATCCACTGTTTCACGGTTTCGACGGTGACGAGCTTGCCGTTGTATTCCTCGATGGCGAAGCGCGTGCCGGATAAGGCATCGGCTACCATGTCGGCGATGCTGGTCTTGCCGACACCCGGCGGGCCGTAGAGTAGAATCTTCACCGGAACGGCAGGATCATCGTGGAGCTTGCGCGCCTTGGCGACGAGTCGGCGTGCGACGGTGGCGGCGGGGCCGCAGAGGTCATCGGGTCCGGTAGGTCGCCACGCCAGCGGAGAGCTTGCGGGGCACGGTGTAGGGTTCGGCAGAATCTTGAAGAGTTGTGACATGGGGATCTTGGTTGGAATTGGTGATGGCCCTGGCGACGGCCACCGCGCCCTTGCGGTAGAGGGTGACGGCGAGTAGTTCGCCATCAACGATCACCGACCAGTAGCGCGTGGCGTAGCCATCGGGTTTGCGGTATTTTTCGACTGCGACCTTCATCAGAAGTTGTAGTCGTGGAATTGGCGGCGGCCGGGAATGACCGGCTCGCCGTTGGTGGTGCGGAACCAACCATCCTTGCGGCGGCTGGCGCGGTGTGTCGCCCCTTCGGGATTGAGCGAGTATTGGTAGGTCTGCTCGGTGTTGTTGGTGCAATGACCGCCAAACCCACCAGCGACGAACTCGGGTTTCCAGTCGTCGAGAACGGCGGTGTCCTCCTGCATCCAGAGGGTCTTACCACTGGGGCTGATGCGAATCACCGTGCAGGCGGTGCGGTCGGAGTAGTGGCAGACGGTCGCTCCACCGCCGACGGCAGGTGTCCAGTCGGGTGCGCTCATTTGCCCCAGCCCTCCCTCCGACTGCGGGTCTTGATCGTGTTTGGCGACAGTCCGAAGTGCTCGGCGGTCTGCTTCACGCTGCGGCATTCCTCCCAATGAGCCCGGACCTGCGACCACTGTTCGTCACCGTGGCCGGGATTGCCGACCTTCTTGGCGGGCTTGGATGCTTTTGCCTTGGATGCCTTGGCCTTGGGTGGCGTGGTCTCCGCTGGCGTTGGTTCGGGCTCAGCAGCGTCGGCGAACGCGTCGTAACGTCCCGGGCTGGCCTCGGGTTTTGGACGGGTGAGTGGCACGACATTCGCGGCTGGCATGACATTGCCATCGCCCCCGGCGAGGATTTCCGCAACAATCTCGCGGATCAGCGGCACCGGGATTTCGGTGATGGTGAAGACCAGTCCGTTGAGCGTCTTGCGCCCGATGGTTTGCTTGAGGAACTTCAATGCCTCGCCTCGGGTGCGGCCCTGATAGCGGCCTTCGAATACGTTGGTTTCTTTGTCGTCGCAGACGATGTAATACAGTTTGTTCATGGTGGTGTTTGGTTATGGTTTGGTGTTGGTGACGTTGCCGTCGGTGTCGATTCGGACGCTGAACACCAGCAGTCCGGTGGGAGTTTGCTTGGCGAAGTCGGCTCGAAATTCGCGGGCATGAATGCCGGCCATCGGATCGACCGGCAGGATGCGCCGGGCGGTGAAGCCGTTTTTCTCAAGACCGCGAATGCTTTGCTGCATCGCCTTGTTCGAATAGGTGTTAGGAATAGATGCTGTTGTCATAGCATCCCTCATCTGCCCGTCTGATTGGGCACGTCCATGTCTTTTTTCGTCTTTCTGTTGGATGGTTTTCATGATGGTAGCGGGCGGTTGATTTGGATGGTGCGGCCTTTGGTTTCACCTGCGACATAACTGCCGGAATGGAGGTGGCGGCGGCGTTGCGATCGGTTGCGGAGCTTGCCGTAGTGCTCGGCGACGTAGCGGGTGATGACGGCCTCCTGATCCACCACCACCAGTCCGTATGCCTGGCGCTGGTCGGCGGCGTAGGATTGTTCGGCGCGCTGCTTCGCTGCTTTGAGTTCAGCGTTAAGTCCGTCGCGCAGTCCCCGGTAGTAGGATGCCTTGTCAGGATTGGCGTGGCTCCGCTTGAATTCGTTCCAACAGCGGAAGAAGGTCTGCCGCAGGTAGTTGAAGGCGAAGATGGCGAAGTCGATGTCGGCGGCGGCACCGATGATGTCCACCGGTGTCCCGCGCCCATCGGGCATCAGGATCGTCTTCACGTTGAAGTGCGCCTGCAGGATCGACAGGATCATCAAGTCGGCAGGGTTGAGGGTCTTCGGCAGATCGACCTTGCCCTTGTTGACGGTGAACGACCCGCCGCCAGATTCGCCGCGTTCCATGCGGAGCAGCGCCGAGTCGATGTTGTGGCGGGTCATCAATTCCTGTGCCTTGGCGAGAGCCACCTTCGCTTCGTTCTCGGTGGAACCGCGGGATCGGTCGGCCAGTCGCAGAAGCTTGCGGATTTTATCGAGGATGTCGGATTCGGATTTCATGGGATCTCAGTGGTTGGGTGTTAGATGTCCTCGTCGGGCAGGCCTGCGGTGATGACATCCACCGGGATGTGGGTGGAGCCGTGCGTATCGCAGAGGTCGTCATAGCGGATCTTCGCTGCCTTGAGTTCGGCGCGGGCGCTGTCCAGATCGTCCCAGCTTTCGAGGAATACCCGGCGAGGGCGACCGGCGAGAACCGAGCTTCGTCCGTAGGTCGAGTGACCGTAGAGCGTAGGCTTGTTGGAGCGGTAGGTTTCGCCGCGCCCGAATTCGAGAGTCAGGCTGCGGTGTTGTTTGATGTATTCGATGTCCATGTTGGTGTTTGGTTGGGGTTGGTGATTAGCGGCGGGCGCGGCGGGAGAACTTGCGGCGACTGGCGGGCGTGTTATCGCGGATGATCTGTGCGACTCGTTCCGTGCTGCCGTCGGTGAGCCAGATGCCTTCGTCTTTGCGGCGTTGAATCTCGGCCTGTGCGAGTGGCAGTTGGTCGCCGAACATGAAATCCGGGGTCATGTTGAGTTGGGCGTCGGTCCAGTTGGTGAAGTCGATGGGGTTCATGATTGCGGTTCTACTGCC